GTAAACTATGTGCTAGAGGTAAGGCCGCAGCTAAACGTAAGTTTAAGGTCTACCCATCTGCATACGCTAACGGATATGCCGTACAGGTATGTAAAGGTAAAATTAAAGGTAGTGACGGTAAACGTAGAACTGCCAAAGGTTACTCTAAAAAGAAAAAAAGGTAATGGCTAAATTAACACCCAGACAGGAAGCCACTCTAAAAAAACATCAGAAACATCACACTGCTAAACACATGGCTATGATGAAGAAGATGATGAGAAGCGGGTCTACTTTTACAGCTGCACATAAAGCAGCTATGAAGAAAGTAGGAAAATGAGTCTTAAGAGATGGTTTAAGGAGAAGTGGGTAGACGTTAAGACTGGTAAGCCATGTGGAAGACAGAAAGGCGAAACCCGTAAAGGCTACCCTGCCTGTAGACCATCAAGGCGAGTCTCGTCTAAAACCCCTAAGACCTCCTCGGAGATGTCTAGTAAAGAACGTGCTAGATTTCGTAAATCCAAAACAAGTTCAAAACGAATTAACTACAACCATAAACGAAGAAAGAGATGACACATCACAACCATGAAGGTGACAGATGGCATGTAGCAGAGGAGGTAAATGGCCGACTCGCAATGCTAGGTATATTGGCAGCTATAGGTGCCTACGCTTGTACAGGTCAAATTATCCCAGGAATTTTTTAAGCCACGTCCGTTCATCCCTAACGGGACGCATGCGATCAGATCATGGAACGGGGGTCTGATACTGAGGTTAATTATGTCTCCAGTAGAATTACAAGCTCGAGTCAAAGAGCAAAAAAATTTCAAAAGGCTAATGTTACTTAAGTATCGTGGCATAGAATACACATCAAAAAGGTAAATGGCATACAGGGAGGTTCGAGTCCTCCCCTACCTATTGGCTTCTGGCCCCTACGGGGATACCCATAAGCCGTCTAGACGGTGGGATAGACCACAAAAACATAGTGAGTCGCATAAGACTTGCAACTTTTCACGTGATAAGACGATAATTTATACCTAAAATTTTTTTAGAAAAATGGCACAACAGTCAACAAATGATCCAGCTTCACAATTAAATCTGGGTCGCATTAACGGTACTGGTAACGCCACTAACAATAGGGATTTATACCTAAAATTGTTCAGTGGAGAAATGTTTACTGGTTTCCAAAGAGAGACAATCGCTAGAGATTTAGTTCAAAAAAGAACACTCACAAACGGTAAGAGTTTACAGTTCATCTATACTGGACGCACAACAGCCGAGTATCATACTCCAGGAAATTCCATCCTAGGTAATGACCAGAAGGCACCTCCAGTAGCTGAGAAAACAATTACAGTCGATGATCTCCTTATTTCCAGTGCGTTCGTATATGAGCTAGATGAAACACTCTCACATTACGAATTGAGGGGAGAGATTTCCAGAAAGATTGGATATGCTCTTGCTCAAAAGTATGATAGACTAATTTTTAGAGCTATCGCTAAAGGTGCTAGACAGGCTTCTCCAGTTAGTATGACTAACTTTGTAGAGCCAGGTGGTACTCAAATTCAAGTTGGTGGCGGATCTGACGCAGACGACGCTTACAACTCAACTCACCTAATCAATGCGTTCTACGACGCAGCTGCAGCTCTTGACGAAAAAGGAGTCAGTGAGGACGGTAGAGTGGCTGTATTGACACCTCGCCAATACTACGCTTTGATACAGAACATTGAATCAAATGGTCTAATCAACCGTAACGAAAGAGGCGACGCATTGCAGTCTGGTAACGGTATCATCGAGATAGCTGGTATCCAGATCTTCAAGTCTATGAATATCCCATTCTTTAGTAAGTATGGTACTAAGTATGCTCCTGCTTCAGGTGCTTCTGCTGGTACTGACCTTGCTACAGTAGATCCAGGAAATACTGGTTCATGGGTTTCAGAGGGTATTGAAACAGCAAACACCGCAACAGGTAACAACTACGGTGCACGTCAGAACTACGGTGCTGCAAGTAACTTTGCAAACTCATGTGGATTAATCTTCCAACGTGAGGCCGCTGGTGTAGTCGAGACAATCGGCCCACAGGTTCAAGTAACAAGTGGAGATGTGTCTGTTGTCTACCAAGGTGACGTGATATTGGGACGTATGGCTATGGGAGCAGATTTCTTAAATCCTGCTGCCTCAGTAGAATTGTTCGCAGGAACAACTACAAAGCCTGCAGCTTTCAACTAATACATTTTATACGGGGGCACACGCCCCCCTTTTCTTATGGCAGCAATAACATATGGTGTGTCCACCGAACTGGATGCAGTAAACGCAATTCTTATGAGTGTTGGAGAGTCACCCGTCAACACCCTCACAGTGCAGAGCCCAGATGTGGCTATTGCTCAGGCAACTCTTCGACAAGTCTGCCGTGAGATACAAACACAGGGCTGGGTGTATAATACAGAAAATGACTATCCTATTGAATTAGATAGTAACAACCACTGTGTTATCCCAAACAACATCCTTCAACTAGACCTAAACCATTTTAGGCATGGTAATGATTTCGATGTTGTTAGAAGAAGTGACAACGGTATAATGAAAGTCTATGATAAGATAGGACATTCATTTGAATTTAAAAATGTCACAGGTGGTAAATTATATTTTGATGTAATCTGGATGCTAGATTTTGAAGATCTACCACAGGCATTTAAAGACTACATTACTACCAGAGCGTCGAGGATCGCCTCTAACCGCATGGTAAACAATCCACAGGCTGCTAAGTTACTTGAGTCAGACGAGGCTCTTGCAAGGGCAGCAGCGTTGGAGTATGACACTTCACAGGCTGACTACAATATCTTCACAGATACTAAGTATCAGCACAACCCCAATAGCACCTATCGTCCATCGCAAGTTATTAGAAGAATGTAATGGCAAGTATTAACCAACGTATTCCTAACTTTCTCGGAGGAGTTTCACAACAGCCAGATAAAATAAAATTTCCTGGGCAGTTACGAGTATGTGACAATGCTGTGCCTGACATAACTTTTGGCCTAAAGAAACGTCCTCCTGCAGAGTTTATAGGTAAACTAACAAACGCCAATACCACAGGTCATTGGTATGACATATTAAGAGACGGTGACGAGAAATATATTGTACAGATCACACCGTCCCTTACAGGATCTATGCCTATAAGAGTATGGGACATAGCAGATGGGACTGAAAAATCTCTGACAAATTCTTCTGGAGATTCTATATTTAGTTATTTATCGGGAGCAACATCTCCGTATTCTGTACAGACAATTCAAGACTACACCTTAATAGCTAACCCTAACAAAACTGTAGGAACTACAGGAACAACTGATGCACCAATATTAAATGGAGACTATTCGTTTGCAAGGTTAGACACTATTGCATACAATACAGAATATGTATTATACACAGGATCAGCCCCAACACCAAATACATACTATCGTGTAACCTCAATCAAAGTCGACGTCGTACAAAGTGGTAGTCTTAACGGTGCTACATTTGATGACAGTAACGAAGACGGAAGGTTTGCTGGAAGTATTGTTTGGTCATTCACAGGTGGTCAAAATGTAACTACAACTGGAGCTCAGGTTGGTGGTACTAATATCACTGAGGGTATTGAGGGTAGCTTACAGGTAAACGCTCAAAGTTTTATAAAAGACAATATAGCTACATACCAAGCTAGCGGGTCTTCTGGAACTCCATCAAACTCTGGTACAGGAGCTGACTTTATTGGGTACACACAAGACTATGATACTAGATATACTGCAACAGTTACCTTAAAAAATGGTGGTATAATTAAAACAAGTAATACAAACACAGCTCAGGGTTTATTCATTGATGTATCTTTAGAAGGTCAGACATACCGTATATCCGTTGAAGCTGTTGAGGAAGTTACCACATATGATGGGGTATCTAATATAGCATACCATAAAACTCCACGTAATCCATCTGAGGGTTATCTCAGTATGGCTACTATTCTTAAAGGTCTAGCATCTTCTGTAAATAGCTCACTTCCTAACGTCTCTGCTGAGGTTATTGGTAGTGGTTTATTTTTAAATGGTACGGGTGCTGACGGTGTAAACTTTCTTGGAGGTGCCGTAAACGAAAACATGAGTGTCATAGGTCAGAAAGCACAGGATATTAGTAGGCTACCAGCTATGTGTAAACAAGGTTATGTAGCTCAAATTTCAAATACTGCTGACTTGGAGACTGATGATTATTACGTAAAATTTTTTGCAGATAATGGTAGTTCTGGTGTAGGTAGCTGGGAAGAAACTGTAAGACCACATAACTTTGATGGTTCTGGAAACGATCCAATGGTAAAGGGTTTAGACCCCGCAACCATGCCACATGCACTTATAAACAACCGTAATGGTACGTTTACTTTTGTTAAGCTAGACTTATCAACAGCAAACTCACAGGGTAATGAAAACTATTGGAAAGATAGACAGGTAGGAGACGATGTATCTAACCCATTTCCTAGTTTTAAGGGTCAAACTATACAAGAATTGTTCTTTCACAGAAACAGATTTGGGATTATATCTAACGAACAGGTAGTTTTAAGCCAGCCAGGGGGGTACTTTAACTTCTTTATTGTGTCTGCTATAGCTGCTAGTGACGATAATCCTATAGATATTACTGTATCTGACATCAAACCAGCGTTTGTAAACCACACATTACCCATACAAAAGGGTCTTATGTTGTTTAGTGATAATGCTCAGTTTATATTATTTACAGAATCTGACATATTTAGCCCTAAAACAGCTAGATTAAAGAAGATAGCTAGTTATGAATGTGATGCCTCTATTGATCCTGTAGATCTAGGAACCAGTGTATTGTTTACTTCTAATGTCTCAGCATATGCTAGGGCGTTTGAGGCTACTGTGGTAGATGACGATGTACCTCCTAGTATAATAGAACAGACAAGGGTAGTACCAGAGTTCTTACCTAAAGATATAACCAAATCAACTAACTCAGCTGCTATAGGTATAACTTCCTATGGTAAAAAGGGCGATGACCAAGTTTATCATTATAAGTACTACAATGCAGGACAAAAACGTGAGCAATCAGCGTGGTATAGCTGGACTCTGACGGGTACAATGCAACACATGTTGTACACAGCTGGTAGTTTCTTTACAGTAACAAAACAAGGATCTGACTATATATTGTCTAGACATGAGTATGTTGCTGATGCTAACGCCAATAGAACTTATGTACTAGGTGGTGCGGCATCTGATGTAGGAGAGGCAACCAAGACTGCAAGGTGGTTTGAGCCATGCTTAGATAGTATGGCTATACCAAGTAGTTTTACCTATACTGCTCAAGGTGGATCTAATCTTACAGAGAAAACTGTAGTCACTATAGGATACACGCCTACAAGTGCTGATAACTTTTTCTTAGTTGGTTTGTCTGGTAATGATGGTTCAGGTAACTCTATAGCTGGTATGGTACGTAAAGCTGATGCTGTAGGAACTAACAGTGCTACATTTAATAATTTACATCTTGATGCGGGTGCTAAAGTTGCAGTTGGGTATAAATACACAACACTGATTGAGCTACCTACATACTACTTTACTCCTAGTGCTAACGTCTATGACATGGATGGTGAGCTAAGAATATCTGGTATAAACTTTGAGCTAGGTGTAAGTGGCCCTATGGAATTTCATATATCATCTACATTCAATGACATGGCTGACTTTGTACAGTTTGAGTCAGGAATGGTAACTAACGCTACAAGTTTTAACACACCACCCTCAGAGTTGACAAAACAAGTAAGAGTACCATTATATAAGAAAACAGATAAATATAAATTACAAATACAAATACCAGACCCCTTTTCCACTGCCCTACTCTCAGCTAGCTGGGATGGCAACTATAATCCAAAACGACATGTACGTAGGTAAGTATATACAGCCTTGCACTCCTGAGCTTGCTCTAAGTGTAGGGCTGAACTTACGCTGGGAAGACAGACGTGAGACAGAACAAACAACAGGTTTATCTGCAGAGGCTTCTATAATAGAGTCACATTTCAAATCTGCATATTCAGTATATTTTAAGGTTCCCAACGGCAAGGCTGCTGGAGTGGCGGGAGTAACTTCCCAAAATATAATATGGATGTTATGTACTGATGCAAGCACAGAATACCCACATACATTTGTAAGGGAAGCAAAACGCTGGGTAAATAGTTTACCTAATCCTTATTTATGCAATGTAGCAGATATGAGAAATGAAGCACATATAAAACTGTTAAAGATGTTAGGTTTTACGTTTATCAAATATTATGTTTACAACGGAGTCCCACTTATAGAATTTATCAAACCATGTGCACAATAGCATTAGCAGTAGCATCTGGTATAGCCTCAGCTGGGGCTGGTATTATGGAGCAAAACCGAGCACATAGAGCTCAGGTTGATGCTGTTAATAGATCCAACGCCCAAGCTAGGCAGAAATACCTAAATGACATACAAATATCTTCTTTCAATGATAGACAGAAAGGTGAGGTATTTACACAACAACTACAAGCTGACGCTTTAGCTAGAACACAATTAGCAAAGCAGCTTGAAATAAACCAGATTGAGCAAAACAGAGCAAGTGAAAGTGCTCAACAGGAATTAAGAGAAAAAGTTACCGAATCCATGTTCCAAAGTCAAGAGAACCTAGCTAAACAGATACAAGCTCAAGGTACAGTTCTTGCTAGCGGTATGGCTTCTGGACAATCATTACTATTACAACTAGACGACGCTGAAAGACAAATTGGCTATAAGAACGCACAGCTAAACGCATCTATATTTGATGCAACCAGAGCATACGGACTTAAACAATTTGGTGTTGATCTTGACAGATACTCTGCTGATTCAAGAGCAATCAACTCTGTACAATCTACAGCTGTTGCTCCAGTAGCATCGTTTAAGAGCATAAAACCAATTATGCAAGACCCACCTTCCAAACCATCTATACTTGGGCCTTTACTCAAAGGATTTAGTACAGGTGTAGGAACTTACGCAGGATTAAAAGCAGCTCAATAAACTATGGTTTACAAAAGAAGCACATCCTTTTCTAGATACCAAGGCGGACGTACCGTACAGGATCTTGCAAAAGAGAAAAACACACAGGCTAAGGCCACAGAATTTCAAAGAAAACAAAGTGTCTCAAATTTTGAAAAAATATCTAACGACCAACTTTCAGAATTAGGACGAATCAATACTGTACAATCAAGTAACGACTCATACGAAGTAAACAATTTACGCAAATTTAGTAAGAGTTTAGACCAAGCTATCGCAGCTGGTACTACAGTGGCTAAAGAAGTTATTACTAGAAAGCAACAATCTGGTTCTGATTTCTTTGATAGATACGAAGCTGGAGATGAAGAAGCTAAAGCAATCATTGACTTAAATCAAAAACAGATTGAAGAGTTAGAGAAAGAGATTATTGAATTTACTTCTAATCAACAGAATAAATTAAGTGAAGTAGAAATACAAAATAAACGTCTAACTTTAGAAAATAAAATTAGGTTAAATAATGCTCGTAAGTTAGGCCCTCATAAATACTACGGTTTTGCAAAACGATACATGCAAGAGCGTGATAATGGGTTTTTATCTTGGTTTATGAACTCCCTAAAGGAAGACAAGACTGTTATTGTAGAAGGTCAGGGACAAGAGGGTGATCCTAATTATGTACCACCTATTTTAGTTAATCAGTATAATGACCAAGATCGTAACACACAGATACAAATTGAAAAATATTTAAGAAACACCTATGTAGAGCAAAGTGCTGTATCTGGTGTTAACAATAAAATTATCAATAAATATTTACGTGAACCTATTAGATTACAAGCTAATAAATGGAGAAACTTAAAGCTACAAGAAGATATAAAAAATCAAGCAGCTGAAGAGATACAGGGCACTAATACAGCGGTATATAGTAATATTTTAAGTTATGACCATAAAAAAATTGAGGAAACAGTTAACGGTGAAGTAGTAGACAACTCAGGGTATAGTCTTGTTAAGGCTGCTATACAGGCTCAGATAGATACTAACAGAGATAGTTACAGTCGTTTGGGCACCTCCCCAGGAAAATCAACACAAACAGCTGCACAAGATAATATATACAACACACTGAAAGATGCTTTGTCTTCAGTTCCTAGTGATTATGACAGAAAAGAATTGTTAAATAGAATACTTAATGATAAGTTTTTAGTTAAGAATTTAGGTAATAAAACTTTAGAAAAACATTTTGGTTCTAGATTTAATGCAAGTAAATTAGCTTTGGAAATTGAATCAACTATAGCTAATAATAGAATTGCTAATTCTAAAATTGAAGCTAATGCAGCTAAAGATCTTTTATCTACAGAATTTCAATTTTTAATAAAAGGTGTAGATGAAAACAAAAAACCTTATTCTCCAGTTATGTTTGAGGCAGCTTTAGATAAAGCCTTTAACACTTATGGACATAATCCTACTGCAGTTGACACTATTACTAAGTTTAGAAGTAATCTTAAGAAATTCCAAGAAGGTCAAATTAGTGATGTAAAAGCAAGAGAGTTAATATTAAATGATGTAAGTTTATATGGTAAAGTCACATTAACTACTCAAGGATCACTTACTCCTAGACAAAAAGAAAAGTTTTCTAGCATAGTACTACCTGACGTTGGAGCTAAAGTTATATTTGCTGACGAGGTATTATGGCATGAAACAGGTGATGGTAGAATAACATTAAGTACAGATAGATCCGAAATTCATAACTCACTAAACACATTATTTCTTGATGCCTCTGCTGATAAAAATTCAATAGCAGCTAAAGACCCTCAACTAGCTAAGGCTAAAATTTTTGCTATAAATACTTATCTTCCTGAAATAAAAGGTAGACTTAGAGGTGATGCAGAGTTTATGAATAATAAACCAGATACCATGACAGAGGGTGAGTACATACATAATAGAGCTGTTCAAATTATAAAAGGTCAGATACAAGCTGCTAAAAATCCCGCAAGTGAATCAGATGATACAAACCCGTTTAGAATTAAAGCTGTACAAAATGGTAATGGTAATGTTTTTATAGATGACAGAATTACAAAATTAACTGATAATAGCTCGGCTGTTACTAGATTTAATGAAGTTGTTAATAGCTCTAAAGAGTTAGCACTTAGGGTAGAAGAGGTTTTTAACAATAATAATTTTAGTGGTGACATAGTATCTAATGTAAATATTTTAGATCAAATTGATGGGTATAACGGAATTGAAAATTTAGAAAAAAGGGCTGAGTTACTTACTCCAAGAACAAATGACGATGGCCTAATTACTGAGTTCCCAACATTTATAAACCACGTTGCTAACTCTGACGGGGTTCAACGTAGCATACTAGATTCTTTAAATTTACAAAGAAAATTCAATAACCTACCTCCTATATCCCCAAACTCTTTAGCTCCTAATCTTAAAATTGCACATCAAATAGTAAACGAACTAGATCAGGATACTTTAAAACTAATAGCATCTAACGACATTAGAGATGTGTCTACGGGTATAGATAAGGCTGGTTTAATTGATATAAACTTAGTTGCAAATGCTTTGGGAGAAGGTTATGAGATAGGTAACGGTAAGGTTACTGAAATATTAAATCAACTAAAAGATGATGGTAAAATAGGCACAGACTATAACCTTAATGTTTACAACTCTGACACTGACATAGGAGCAGAACTTAGAGATTTGGTACGTAAATATTATGCTAATGAATTAATACAATCAGTAGCTGGAAATACTGACAACAAGCTAGTTGCACTTAGACAAATCAATACAATAGCTCTAGGTGGTAGTGCGGGAGATTGGTATGATAGCTCTTACGATGCACGTAATAGTCAGTTTATAAACAATTATTATTCAGGTGGATTAGATTATGGGTCTACGGTTGCTATAGCTGCACAAAAAGAATTAAACATTCAAGATGGCGGTACAGTTAACTTTAAAAAATTATCAGAAAGGTTTGAAACTGTAGAAAACAGATACCCAGGATCTAGAGAAACTATAGTAAGTATTCCTCAGTTAAGAGATAAATTACAAAACTTAGAGGTTCCTGTACAAGAATTACTTAATGGTAAGATTAATCCTGATTATGTTGAATACACTAAAAATAAATCATATTTGGAAAGTAAATTATTTGTTTTAGATCATATTAACGCTGATCTTAATTTACAGATACCTCGGGGAAGCTATGGTCTATATAGAGGTCAAAGTGAGCTAAGTGCTTTGGTGTCTGGTAGAAGTGATGCTAGGTTAAACATACATATTAAAAATGTATTAGGGGATACCGAATATGATAGAATTACAAAAAAAGTAGCAAATGATTTAGGATTTGACAGAGTTCCAAGTAACTTTACAGCAACTTGGTTAATGAGTCCTACATCCCAAGGATCTACAATAGCCAAACAGAATCAATTTGTACAAGCAATGATTAGAGAATTAATTAAACATCCTGAGTTTAAAGTTATTTCGGAGTCTGAAACATGAACGAACAGTATGATAACCAGAACGAACAGGATCAAGCTCTAGGTGGTGAGATACAAAATATAATGGGTAACACCCTCGCAAGCCAATCAGTTGACAGTTATATGTTGAATGATGATGGTGGAGATGAAAGAGTACCTGTTGAACAAAATCAAACCTTTCAAGAGCAAAGAATACCTACCAACACTGATAGACCAAGCTCAGGAGAAGACCAAGGTTTTATAGCTAATAATGCTGGTCAGGCTGTAAGAGAGGTAGGAGCTGCCTTAGTTGGTGGTACTGTTGATGCCGTTGACAGTTTAGGTAGTTTTTTAGATTTATCTGGAGACACGGTTGCTACAGGATTAAGGACTATACTTGGTAAAAAAGATTCCAAAAACAACCCTTTTAGTAAAGATTACAAAAAAGGTGCTTGGTGGGATGTACCTGACGAGTTAGTTCCAGAAAACAACTCAGGTATGGGTAAATTAGCTCGAGGTCTGGTAGAATTTGGTTTACTTACTGCTATTACTGGAGGTATTGGTGGTAAGGTAACTGGAGCTGCTAGAATAGGATCTAGAGCGGCTTTACTAGCAAGACAGGCTGGAGCAGCTAAATCTGGAGTAAGGTTTATTAAATTTGTTCCTAAAGCAACCTCAGTGTTAGCGGAAGGTGCTGCAGCTGATCTTATTAGTGAAAGCTCAGAAATGGGTAATATAGCTAACTTAGTCAACCAGTATGCACCATTTATACCTTTTACAGAGGCTTTAGCAGTTGACCCAGAAACAGATTCTGTTTGGGTTTCTAGAATGAAAACTGTAGCAGCTGGAGCTGGGATGAACGCTGTAGGGCATATCTTAGCTGCTGTTGTTAAAGGTAAATGGGCTGCTGTAAAATCTTTAGAGAAAAATAAAAATTTACCACAAGCTGAACGTGTTGCTAAGGCAAACGTAGATGCTAATAAAGAGGTAAAAAAATCATTTGATAAAGATATTGTCGACGATGCTGTAGCTCACGACGAAATGACACAGTTAAGAAAAAGTGCTAATAGAGGATTAAATAACAGAGATTTTAGAACTGAGTACAATAAACTTATATTAGAGTCAGAGGATTTTAAAGAGTATGAGTTAATTAAATTTAATGCTATAAATGTTTCTGAACGACCTGAGCTAATGAAAAGGCTTAGAGAAATAGTACCTGATTTAGACAACCAAAACCTTGATGAAGCAACTTTAAGAGATTTAGCTTTACAAGAATTTGATGATTTAGCAGATGTTATTGGAGGTAGAAAAGGAGATCCTTGGCTTCCAGAAAAAGGTTTAAGTTTATCACAAGCTGCAAATATTCTTGCAAACGGGCCAGATGAATTTGTTGATGCTTTAAGATACGGAAGTTTTAAGAAAGCAACATACCGTACTTTTGATGACACTTCTGACGCAGCTATAACACGTAACTTACAAGAAAGTATATCTAACGTACGTATTGATGGTGTTCCTGCTAGTGCTAGTCCATTAGTCACAG